ATAGGTCGCTTTGACGTATTCAAAATAAGCCGCCGGCGTGACATGCCAATTGGGTTCGTTCATGCACTGAAAGTGCACACACTTGCCCTTTGTCGCGGTCACCACTTTCGTTACGAACTGACCCCAGTTGGCCGGCACCGGATACGGACCAATGCCGATCATCAGCGTTGGCTCAATCCCTCTGGCGACTTGGTCGTTAATGATCGCCATTGCCTCCGGCGTAGGCGCTATACCGGACGTATTGAAATAACTGTAATGAAGGTCGTCACGCGTGACCTTTGCGCCGATGGAAGTCAGCCGCGCATTCGGGTCCGGGGTAATGGTTGAGTGAAAGTTGAGGCCGAATTTTACTGACGCGCTACTTTTGCTTATTGGCGTCGCGACGGTCCACGGTCCTGTCGGGTCAGGCGGAAGCGCTGCATCAGTGGCTGTAATTGAGGTGGCTTGCGTGATCGTAACGGTGCTGCCATCGGCTTTCTTGATGACAGCTTTCATGATAGGTCCACCGCGACATCGTGCTGGGCAGCCATGGCTATTTCATTATTGACCTTGGCTTTGTCGATCTTGGCTTGCAAGGCGGCGATGGTGGCCGCCGAGTCGTCGGTGAAATTAACGGAAACCACGTTTGTGAGGGTAGTCGTCGTGCCGTCCACGTTCACTACGGACAGGTCCATGCGTAACCTCTCTTTAAGAAGAATCCATTTGCTTCACACGGGAGATAAGAAGACAATGTTCTTTTTGCTGCCACCACCACACAAGGAGAACCCATCATGCGTCGCGCACTCTTACTGCTTACCCTGCTGTCATCGCCTGGATACGCCACCGTGTACGAGCTGGACGCCACGTTTCAGCGCGGGAAAGGAGAAACCCTTGTCATTACCGGACTAGTAGACGATGCCCCGCCTATTCAGCCTTGGTCTCCTGGGCTGAACTGGAGCCTAGATGCTTCTTTTTTGGGTGTCCCCTTCCCAAGACAAGTGCATTTCCAGCCAGGGACAGGATGTTATATTCCCCTTATCCAAACCGACCCCGATTGCTACCACGGTAGCCTGACCAGAGAATCGCTTGAATTGGACAGAGGAAGATATTTGTATCTGCACTTATCCCGAGACGATAAGGGAACCTTTGTGAGTGGCACCTATTATCTGGAATATGGCTCATTCGATGATGGCATAACAAGCCCAAACGCTGGCGTAGAGCCCTACTACCACCTTCTATCCGCCACACTGAACCCGACCAACGCAACGCTTGCTCAGATTGTTCCTGAGCCATCCACTTGGATGTTCCTGCTACTGCTGCTTATACCGTTCCACCTCCAGCGTTTGTATAAGTTACGGTCGTAGCGGAAGCGACGTTTAAATCAAAATCACGCCATGCGTTGTTAGCTATCGTGGCGGTGCCGTTGACCGTCACGCCAGTTGCATTGGCGGTATAAGTAATCACCTGCCCGGTTGTGTTGACTACGCGAACGCGCCTCCAATGCCCTCCAGCAGTGTCTACGCTACCGAGCGCCGTGATGATCTGCGGACCGGTAGCGGTAGTATCTGCGACCGCACCCGCAGGGGCTCCGGTTCGCAGCAATGTATCCGCTATGGACTCAGCGGCTGTCAAGCTAACGGAAACTGATGCAGTACTGAGAGTTAATTCTATTGACCGACGATTCAGTGAGATGCTCGCCCAGTTTCCAATTTCAGTATTAAAGATCAACTGAACAGACTGGAAACTTCACAGAGTAATGCTCGCAACGGTCAAATTCAGATTCGTATTGCTGAGCGTGTTCCCATCTTGAATGATGAACGGATTAGCGCTCGCGTTTACAAGCGTAATGACTTGCCCATCGAATCCATTTGGAATAGTAGGAGCTGCAGACAGCGTATAAGCCGCGCCAGTCGTCGTGACAACAATGGCGGTGCATTTCTGCACTTCAGTATCTGATTGCGACAGCGCCTGACTTGCCGCGTCGAGCGTGACTACTAACGTCGTAGAATTTAGCGCCGGAAAGTAAGCGATAGAATCGGCGTTAGAATCCCACGTCCTGGCAGAAGCTGAAGCGCCAGACCTTAGAGTATAGGTAGCGGCCATTTAATAACTCCAAGTCTGCAGCAGCATCGCATCCAAATAAAGGCTACCAGCAGCGGCATCTATCAATTGCAGTTCAAATCTCAACTCAAGGAAAGCCGCCCATTCGGGGGCCAGCCAGGGTTGCTGCTGCGGAAGATTGATAAATCGCCAAGCAGCATCGCTTGGTGTAAATGTAGCAACAGGTAACTCCGCTCCAGGATTCCCACCATCAATATGATAGTTGACCGGATGCGAGACTACGATTTCGTAAGTCGAACTGGCTAAATTTACAGAGGCAGCAGCCAAGTTTAATGCATAGATTTTCACCGTACCCGTAGCTGTGACATTCCCGAAAAACTGCACGCCTGCAGCATCAAACCCTGACGTCGTTGGTCCTCTGTTATAGATTTCTACTGTATCGCCCTTGGCTGCGCCGGGCACGGTCACGGTAGCTAGCAGGCTCCCGTAACTACCAGCAGGTAGCAATACATTATCAAATGTAACTGCCTTTCTATATACGGTCTCTCTGGCCCGCGCCATATCAAGAGATGCTCTCCATCCCGGATTCACATTAAATAAACCAGTACCGCCCGCGCTAATTTTATAGACACAATTGAACACGTATTGCCTGCCTGGGACAACTGGCTTGATAATACTGAACGCTCTACTGCCGACGACTCCGCCGATCAGGCCAACACGAAGACATTGCGTTCCTTCAAATGCGGTAGCATTGGTGACGAATAATCCCATCGTGGATGACGATGTCGTGCTAGTAAGCGGTAAGTTATCCTGCACAATACGGATATCGTCATAGAACACCGTCAACTCTGGATCGGAGTCGTTAAGACCAGCCAATTCGAAGAGCGGGTCATACATATTATTAAATTGTCGAGCTGAGTCAGTATCAGTAATGTCATAGCACAACGTAGATGTTCTGCCGCTTGCTCCGGTGCCTCCGGTCCAACTCCAGTTTTTCATCTTAAAATTAGGCCATGTCAGAACTGGTGTGCCAGCATTATTAAGACGCGGAACTACCAGCACATTAGAAGCCGGCCTCATGTTAATCATGTATGGATTATCTAATATAACGGTCCATCTATCAGTCAGTGAGAAGTATCCGGTTATACCAGATGCGGCGAGGACTCCTGGTTGAATGAAATAGCAGTTAGTTATAGTTAAAGTGCCATTAGTCCCGGTAGACCCGATGCTATTGCCAATGAACCAAGGCTCAAATTCGTATCGCTCTTCGAAATGGCAGTTATCGAAATGCCACCGACCACGAGAAGCCCGGAAGATTGGTACGCCATTACCATATAAATTGCCGCCGTTATTATCAATAGATACGTGAGAAAAGAACCCGTCCCAAGTAGCATTGTCCCCGCCAATGGACGCACCGGCAGGTGTCTGCCCAGTACCATCACTAATAATTCCGCCGATCCAACTGAATCTTTCACCGCTGTTGGAATCTACATCTTCAACCAAAAAGCCCCATTGCTGACAACGTAGACTGTGAACATCTCGAAACTGTACCAAGTAACAATTAGGTCCACGATGTACGATATTTTTCTTAAATTGCCGTACCTGCACATTGCGCAACATAGTGCGACACGAATTCAACCCGAGCACAATACCGTCTTGCGTGTGTAATTCCGACGGGCGTCCATCCGTTTCTAACCGGAAATTTTGCAAAACAGTTGTGTCCTTCTCCTTATCCTGTGACGAGCCAACTATTTGCATAGCGATGGTTGTAGCCGATGTCATCGCGGCGCAATACATCTGTACATCCTGCCCGTCGAATAAGCCAACCTTGTTCGTATTTATCGTTATGCCAGGGTCTCCAATGTGCAGACTCTGCCCCCCGCCAGCAGGTAGAGAGACGTAACCGTAGTCACCATCAGCAAAGGCAGCACACGCAGCGTTAATAAGTGCGCAATTGGCATCAGCAAACGCCGGGTCATTGAAGACAAGTCCAGTTATGGTAGTTGTCCCCCTATTTCCTGAACCACCCCCGCCGCCGCCACCACCGCCAGTAGCGGGGTCGGCACACACGATCACATCAGTCAGCACCAGCGGCGTGACTCCGGCCCCCGCGATGATCAGCGTATAACGACCGCCTGGGACGTAGAACCAGTACAAGCCATTGTCATCGGTAGTGACGGGATTTAACCTGGGCACCGTGCCGGCAGAATCGGCCCACAACGACAACTGCACGTTACCAGGATAGGTTTTGACCGTCACGGAGACGTTACGCAGCGCATCACCGGTTGTGGTCTGCGCAAAATCTTGGTATTTGATGAGCGCCATTGGCTACATCCGCAGCAGGTAGGACATGCCGGTCTGAAAGAACGTCGGCGCACCCGCATCGCCGTAGAACGTGATGGTCTGAGCGGCGCTGCAGATTTCGATAGCAGAGACGTAGTGAGCGCCGATGCCGGGAGTGCCATTCCAACTGCCCTGCACGAACCCGGTTGACGCGACGGCCGAATTGCCGAAGCCGGCGAGCCCGCTAATGGTCGAAGTCGAGTCCAACGCAACCGCAACCGTCGGCGCTACGGTGCTTGCGCCTACGAGCGGACGGTTTGAATGAGTTGCCGAAATTGCGTCCTCGCTTACCGTTCCACCGATCACAAACGAAACGCGCGCCGTTGCATTGCCGTTCGGCGCGCGCGGAGTCGCGGCGTTATAAGGCCACGAGTCGGTCGAGTCGCCAAGCTGCCCAGCAACAGTAACTCGGTTGTACATATTCCAGACGTTGTGGATCGCCTGCCCCCAGTTCGCCGCAACCGTACCGTACGTCCACTCAATTCCGGCCGTGCCGTTCGAGCGCACCGTTCCGACGTAGCGACCGCACTTGATCGCCGGGCCGTTGGTGATCGCCACCGAATTGACCAGCACGCCGTTTTGCATGACCAGCGCGGTTCCGGCGCTGCGCGTAGTCCCGTCCGTCCATGCAGGGCCGCGCGTGAGCGCGAGGGTGCCCGCCGTTGTCGCGCCGAGCGAGGTGTCCCACACGAACATATCGTAATTGGTGTTGTTGGCCACCGCGAGCGGACCGGCACTACCTACGGTCGTGGCAGTGGTAACGTTGCTCAGCTCGGTGAACGTGAATGTCTTCCAGTTCGTGCCGTTGTAGATCGAGATGCGATCTCCGGCATAGGGCGTATAGAAGAACGTGGTGACGCTCGCTACCGTAGAGGTCATCACCGGCACGAGCGTCGTCAGTGTGAGCCGACCGCCAGCACCGGCATTGCCGCCGATCGACGTACCGTCGGGGACCTGGAACAACACACCCATATGATCTTGGAACGTGGCACCGGACAGGTTGTAGATCGAGTACAGACCGCCGAGCCAGTCCTGTACGATCGGGTCAGCCATTAGTCGTTATCCCCGTAGCTGCGATCGCCGTACGTTGGCTTGGGCAATTCGCAGTAACCTTCATCGCAATCTTCGGGCGTGACATAGCCGTCGCTCAGCACGCTGCCGAAGCCGTTCTTGGCTTGCGGCTCATAACCGGGCGGCATCTGATTGCCGTTCGCCTGCGCAGACGACTTGCGCGCAGACTTGGCCGTGGCCCACTTGTCGGCGCCCACGTCCTCGCCGGCCGGAACATCTACCGGTTGCCGCCAATAGAACTTAGGGGTCGCTGGCATATCCGTTCTCCCAAAAAGAAAAGGCCGCCCAAAGGCGGCCCTGATGCAACGCGAACTGCTACTTAGTCTTGCCCGCTGCCCGGATAGCTCAGCGGTACGAGCTTCTTCATCTTCATCTCGGAAATATCAGCGTTCGATTGATCGCCGATATCCATTCCCGGCGGCATTTCATTGCCGGGCGCCGAGGTGCCCTTTTTGTTGATGTAACCGGAAGTCTGAAAGCCAGTGTCGTTCTCAGCCATGCTCGTTGCTCCTTTGTTTAAAATAATCTTGCTGCCAATCACTTTCGCGTGCGCGGGCACGTTCTTAGTGACCACTGCCCCAGCCCCGATCATCGCGCCTCGGCCAATACGCACACCGGGCAAGATCGTCGCGTTTGCCCCGATCGATACAAAGTCTTCCACGATCGTCTGCGGGCGAACAGGTTTAGCGCCGCCCGGCCCTACGTAGGTCGGCGGATACTTATCGTTGGTGAAACACACGTGCGGCCCGATGAACACGTTGTCGTGCAGGATCACGCCCTCGGGCAAGAATGCAAACGCTTGGATGCTACAGTTGCTGCCGATCAGTACACCGTTGCCGATCCACACCGGAGCGTGAATGGTGCAGCCAAAGCCGCACTCGAAATCAAGCAGAACGGAGAGTTCGGGATGCCAGATCGTGCAGAGTAGTCCCTGCTTCACGCATATCCTTTAAGCCAGATTTGAAGTCGTACTTCGCTTTGAAACCCAGCATCCGTTCGGCCTTGCTGCAGTCGTAGACGAAGCGGTCTGGGTCTACCGTGCGCTGCTCTTTGACTTCGATTTCGCCGTCGTAGCCGAACACCTCACAGATCGCGCGTCCGGCATCTTCGGCGCTCAGTTCCTCGCCAGTGCCCACGTTGTAGACTTGATTCCAGCGGTCCCAGCCGGCGGAAAGGGCCGCGACGTTAGCGGCAGCGACATCCAAAATGTACGTAAAGTCGTTGCTCTGCTTGCCGCCGTACAGCGTTGGCGCCAGCCCGCGCTCGATACGCTCCAGAAATCCACCGATCAGTCCGTGCGTGCGCTTATCACGCCCGTACAGGTGCGCGTAGCGCAAGATGATGTGCGGGGTGTGCTCACGCACGTACAGCTCGCCCAGGTACTTGGTGCAGCCATAGACCGAGTTGCCGCACGCGGCGAACGTCTCGTCAATCGGCGGTGCCTGCTTGACCGGCATGTACACCGAGCCGGTCGACGCGTACACCAGCGGGATCGCAAACTTGCGCGCAGCGGCCACGACGTTCTTGGTGCCGATCACGTTGATTTCGTGCGCCAGCTTCGGATCGGCATCGGCATCGGCAAATCGCGCAATCGCCGCGAGGTGCAAGATGCGCGTCGGCCGATGGACCGCGACGAAGTCCAGAAATCGCGCTTCGTCGCGGATGTCCTGCGCATTCATCAGGTCATAGGAAATCCATTCCGTGATTCCCTTCTTCATCAGCAGATCGCAAGTAGCCGAGCCGACGAAGCCGTTTCCGCCCGTAATCAGGTACATCGCACCTCCCCCACGTTGAGCGCGATGTCGACTGCGCGCTCGATATTTTTCAGAGAAAACTTCTCACCGACTTGCGCACGGTAGAACGATGAGTCGTAGCGGCTGACCGGATCGAACTGCGCAGCAGCTTGCGATAAATCCACAAACCGGTTCACCGCTTCGAACTGATCGTCTGCGCCCGGCCAATCGTGAATCACGGGCTTGATGCCCTTGGCCATCGCTTCGATCACGTTGTTCGGATTGCCCTCGCTGATGCTGGTGGATAGGCAGTAGTTCATCTGCTCCCACCACACATCGAGCTGATCGTGCTGCACGTGGCCGTAGATATAGACCTTGCGGCGCATGCGTCTGGCGAGGTGATTCAGATACTCTGCCATGCACGGGTCCTGCACCTCGCCCGCTATGTGCAGCGTATAGTCCTCCGGCAAGCGCGCGAGAATTTGCAGTGCCAGCGGCAGATTCTTTTTCGGATGTACGTGACAGGCCATGCCGATACGCGAGCCGTGAGCGCGGCGTTTAAACGTCCAGCTCTCAGCGTCGGTGCCGTTGTAGATCAGGTGCGTTGGCACCCGGATTTTCTTAAACGCAAAGTATTCCTGCACGCGCTCCCTGATCCAACTATTGACCAGGATGAGTGCGTCCGCCTTGCTCCAATCTATTCGTCCCAGACCGCCGTCGAACAGCTCGTAGCGGCGCAAAAAGAAGATATTGCGCGCGCCTTCGACCGGCTGCGTGTGTCCAGCAGCCCAGCCGTGCAGCACGATATCGGCCTCGCCGGCATTCACCGTCGTGGCAGAGGTCGTGAACTTGCACCCGCGATTGCGAAACGCGTGCGCGAAGTAGGGAACCCAGGCGTTATCCCAGGGGGTTAGCAGCGCGACTTTCATTGCCGCGTCATCACCACAAACGCGTAGGGTCTCTCAGGCTCGCAGTCGAATGTGGTGTACAACTCATAGGACTGCAACAGGAATCCCGATCGCTCAATGAGGTGCAAATCATCGAGCCCGAACCTGTGATCGAATTGGCTGTCGTGGCCGCTAAACACTTCCTCAAGCAATGGCATGTTGATCAGCAACAGACCGCGCTGGGCGGTAACGCGCGCAATCTCGGCATAACCTTGGGCGCGGTCATCTGGATGCACGTGTTCTAGACTGTCCAACGCGATAACGCGCGTATATGCTCCATCGACGCCCGGCAGTTGTCGCACGTCAGCACACACCGCGTTTAGTCCGAACGTCTTGGCATGGCGTACGAACTTTGGCGACACATCGGTCCCTAGGTAGTTCCAGCAATTTCCTATACAAAGCTGCATCGCGGTCGCAGCCAGCCCAGCTCCGATCCCAATCTCTAGAACCGTCTGATTGACCCATGAGGCGTTTTTCAGCAAGCGCCCGGTGATGCGATGCCGCTTCCAAGGGTTATCGCGCAGCGAGCCGTCTTGTGGTGCGTTTTCTTCCGCAACCGTGTCCCAATAAGCCGCTTCGCGTTCGTGCCTAGACGAAGTCTCGATAGAAACTCTCCAACTTGTAGATGTGTTCATTCATCGACCAGTTCTGCCGGCGCTTGATGAGCGCCTTGCGCAAGTCGCGGTGTTCTCGCCAGCGACTGCCAAGCTCCTCCGGTCCCTCAACACTGATGCCAACTCCCTCGCCCACGACAAATGCGGCGCAGTCGGTTGCGTTCATCGCCACCACCGGCACGCCGGCAGCCATGTACTCAAACAGCTTGTTCGGCATGGCTACTTCCCATTCGCGAGTGGGAATGCTGTTGCCCACCAAACCCCAGTCGTGACGGCTGACTGAGTTGAGCAGTTCATCGTAGTAGAGCGGCTTGTGCAGTAACGCACGATCGGCGTAGTGCTTGCGCAGTTTGTCGTCTACGCGCCCAGCGTAAATGTGGAAATCCATGCCCATCGCGGCGGCACGGGTGGCCACATCGGTGTAATCGCAATACGAAAATCCAGTGTTCGCGCCGGTTGTCTCGGTAGGCAAGTTCACCTTGCCTTCATAGACCAGCCCGCCGTGCCAGTCGCGCGCCTTGTAGTTATAGAAGCGCTTAGGCACATAGCTGGGCAAGGTGAGCGCCGGTTGATCGAGCGCAAATTCGTCGCTCACCAGCTTGCGAAAAGCATCACCAGGAAACACTAACCCGTCTGCGAGCTGAAAGTTGTTGCGCTCCTCGCTAGTCTCGCGGATATGCACCTTACCTTGCTCGCGCACGATATTCGCCTCTTCCGGCGTAGAGCGCGCGAGATAGGAATCATGCACATCAAGAATGACGGGAATTTCTGTTACTTCCTTAATCGCCGTCACGAACCACGATGGCTCGTTGTGGCAATGGAATAAGTCAATCCGGCCCGATGCCGCGTAAATGCGGATGGCCTCAATGATCTGCTCGACATCGGTGCACAGCGTAAAGGTTTTATATTGCTCCCAAAATAGCGTGGTCTGCATCGAGATGAGATGCACGCTATGGCCGCGCTCGATCAGCGGAATGGCCATCTTGTGCACGCGAATACAGCCGTGCCCAGAAACCATGACGATATTGAGGGGACGGTTACCCGCCCCCTCGGCACTGCTTGTTACGGCGTGTCCCACTTACCGGTCGAGTCCCAGGTTGGGATGTAATCGACGAAAAAGGCTACCGTGCCGGTGACGGTGGACAGCACGCGCGTACCCTTGGCCGTGGTCGGCGTCGAGGTCTGCACCGTGATGTACTCGCCGGCCTTGCATTGGCGAACCGAGAAGGTCGTGGTCGAACCGATTGCCGCCTGAATCGCTGTGGCATCAGCCACCGCAACGAAGGTGCAGCCGGACGAAGCCGACGCCCCGCGCGTACGGATGCGCCCGTTAATCTGGGGATGCGATCCTGATACGTGCGCGACTGTTCCCATTACGAACGCACCCGCCTTGACCATTTTGATTGGCCCGCGCGGATACCATTTGGCCACATGCGAAATGGTCGTGGCGCCGTGGGTCGCGGTATAAATGGTAAAACCAGTCGCCGTCTCTCCGCCCCACTTCTTGGTGAGACCAAACCACTTACGAGTGATGACGCCGAACCGGGAGTCATCGTAAAAGTTACTCATGATATAGCCTCCTGAATTAGGCCAACGAATCCCATTTGAGAATGCGGGTGTTATTCCGCGCCGAGGAATCGTTGTGCACAATTCCGAATCCACCGAGGTAGTACCACGCTACCCCCTTGGAGCGTCCGAAGTCCGTTGGAATCTTGCCGCGCATTTCTTCTGGTACAGCAACAGCCTCGGCAACAGTGTCATTGCCGAAGAAGAAAATCCAGTCGGACAAACCAAACGTAGTCCAAGTGGTCGGTGCCGTTCCAGCAAATGCTCCGGTCGTATTCAGACCTTTGTAAATATTGGTCTGCTCGACGTAACGGATATTCTCATAGCGCCCGATCTCACCGTTCATGATCAACCGGAAACCAGATTCGGTGTACGTATGAATCGATTCCAAGTTGTTCTTGAACGTGCGCAGCGTCGACGGCCATGCGATCGCGTAGTAATCGTCGGCGATGTACGCCGGGATGTTCCGCTCTTTCATGAAGTCGACGACGAGCTTCGCATGCGTGTTATTGAACGCAGCGGAGTTGGTGCCGGTCGTGGTGCCGTTGGTCGAGAACGTCAAGGTCGTGGCCGACGTGCTTACACCACGCAGCGCGCAGCTATTGAACTGCAGATACGCTTGCTGATCGAACGCCTTGGTCGCGTCGTTCTTCAGCACCTTGTTGATGATCTCGACGACCGGGAACTTCGACAGGTCATCCAGCTTGCCAGAGTACGGCACGCTGTTGCCAAGTTCGCCCATCGTCAACGTGCCCTGCACGATGGTGAAGTTCGTCTCCGGCATCGTGTTCGTTTCTACGAGCACACCGCCGGGCGTCGCTACGTCAGAGAAGACATCCCAAGAAAAGATGTCGCCTTTCTTTCGGCCCTGCTGAGAAGCGTCTTTTACGTCGCAAAATTGTCTAAATTTTACTAACGGCTCCACTGCCGTCCGCAAGACGTTGCTCAACTGGCGCGAGTACATGAATCCGCCTAGCGAATTCACACCCCACACTTGACCAGCCATAATTAAAATGTCCTAAGTTGTTGACCGCGTTTCTTCGCCATGTTGGCGATTACATCGGAAACGTTGTCTTCGGTTTCGTCTTCAACGACTGGGCGCACGTCTTTGACGGCGGCACTCGTTGGCGTGGCCACTGCAGCTTTCTTCTCGCGCTTGCTTTCCAGCGTCTGTGTGGGGGCGGGGCTCGACTTGGTGAGTGAGTTGCGCCAAGTGCGTAGTTCTTCTCCGATCTCTTTGTAGCGCTCACGGTAAGGCCGTTTGTCATTGGCCCGTACCTGACGCTCATCGCGATCGGCGAACATCGCACCGAGGGTGGCATCTGCAAACAAGTCGCTGTACTCGCTTTTGCACCAGTCAGCGGAGCTGCGAAAATCCATGGCATCGTTTACATACGCGCGCAAAGCAGCGTCAGGGACGGTAGCTTTCTGGCGGATTTCCTGTTGCCATTGCTGTGCTGCGAAAGTAGCTTCTTCGTCGGTGCCAGTACGCATCGCCTGCACCATGGCGGCAACGCCCGGATCAAGTTCGGGTGGTTGCTCGACTTGCGTCACGGCGGCCTCTGGGGATGGCCGTGCCCTGCTGTGAACTTCTTTGGCTTCACGAAGCAGTACTGTTGCTTCCTCAAGCCGTTTATCTGCCGTGCCTTTCTTCTGCGCATCGCGCACGAGGTCATCGAAGGTGACGACACGGTCTTCACCGTCGATCTTGACCCGTACTTTTTTCTTGCCGTGCGTCGTGGCCTCGATGTATTCCTCGGGGTCAGCGTGTGCGGCCTCTTCTTTCGGCTCAGGCTCGACCTTGTCGGGCTTGGGCGCTTCCGGCTCATCGTCTGCCGGCGGCTCTTTGACTTCCGGCTTCTCTTCGGTGTCCGGCTGCGCGTCCTGCGCTTGCGGGTCGACCGATTCGGGCGTCAGAGTCGGATCATCAGTTGCTTCACCGAGCAGCATGTCGTGCTCAGTCGTCTTAGCGATCTCGTTCAGGTACTGATTGCGCGGGTTGCGCGTGCTCATCTGTACATCGACGGGATCGGCCACTGGCTTCTCCACGCCCTTACGGGTAGCGGGTTCTGGCATTCGGATTTCCATAAAAGGAACGGGCCGCTTGCAGGTCGAGAGGGAGGAGTTCTCTCATGCAGGTGCGGCCCGTGTTGCCCACCGTCTCACGACGTGAGGCGAACTCAGTTAATAGGGTTGTTTCTTGCCTTTCGGCTTCATCGGCGGCTTGGCCGGTTTCGTCTTGGCTTTCACTTTCTTAGCTTTCGCCATCCTCACGTTCCTCTGTTTGTTGCTGTCTCAGTTGCGTTACGGCCTGCTGTCCGTCGCGGATCAGTCCGGCCAACCATCCTTCGAACTTCTCTGCTCGCCAGATGCGGTTCTGTAGCTCGCGTATCTGGTCCTGCTGCGTCGGATGAATGCTCTTCAGCTCATCCATCGCCTCCTGAGCTTCCTGCTCGGCCAGGGTGAGCATTGCCTGTCCGATGTCGCTGCCCAGAAAATCTTCCACTTGCTTGCCGACCACAGCTTCTGTGAGCAAGCCTTCGTCTAACGCCATGACCATCTATTACGCGGCCCCCGTGGCTGGTTTAGCTTCGATCTTCTTCATCTCGATCGCGTGCTTGATGCGCGTTTCTAACGAGCGCATCGTGATGTCGTCCTGGTGGTGCGCATGGTCTGCCAGCAGGCCGATTTTCTTCACCTGATGGTCGCGCATCTGCATCACCTGGGCGCTGACGGCCTGCTCCTTCTGCGCCTGGAGTTGCCGGTCGGCGATCTCTTGGTTCGTCGCGTTGGTGTCAGCCGCGATCTTGGCCTGCGTGTCGGCGTTGATCGCCGCCACCTTGACCTTGGCATCGTGGTCTAGCGACTTGTTATCGAGCTTGCCCTGCGTCTGTTGCAGCGCCTGCTGAAGCTGCGCAATACGCGGGTCTTCGCCCTCTTGCAGGAAGCGCTCGCCGTCCTGATAGCCGAGGAAGCCGAAGATTTCTTTGCCCACCTCGTTCAAGTTCAGGTTCGGCGGCGGGTTCATCGACACGCTTGCGTACGCCTGTATGCCTTGCAGCAGGCGCTGCAGCTTGGCCATCGGATCGGTAGCGCCCATGCCCACGTTCACATCCAGTGTCAGCTCTTGCATGAGCAGATCATCGGTTACCTGATCGATGCCGAAGCGCTGGAACAGATTGGCGCGATTGGCCGCGATGTTGAGCACGACTTCGTCGGTCTCGTAATGTTGCTCCAGCAGCACGAGCTGGCGCAGCACCGGCTGCACCCACGTTTCTTTGAAGGTGCGCAGCCCGTATTCCGTGAGTTGATTCGAGCCCTGGGCGAGAATGGCCATCCCGCCCACCGTCTCGTTCATTCGTCGATTGCTCTGTACCGATCCTGAGCTGAAGTTGCCGACCAGCTCGTCGAAGTCCAGGTTAATGCGGTCCTGCTCCTGATACGCGCTCGCCGTAATGTCAGGAAAATTAACCTCGCGCACGTCCTTCTCGGGATCATTCGCGAGCGTGACCGAGCCTGGGACATTGCGAACGAGCGAGCGAACATCGACTTGGCTCCCCCTCTTGGCGATCCAGCGCTTGTTGAGCACGAACTTGATGTTGTCCATGCGCTGATTGGCCAGATCGTTGGCCTCGCGCTGCAGCCCGGCGGACAAGTCCGGCACACCGGCCGGGTAAATCTTGTGCGTCTCCAGCACGAAGCAGCCCATCGAAAATGGGCGCTGACCGTGGAAGATCACCTCTTTGAGCGGCACCGGATCGGTCAGCATCTCATCGACACCGAGCGTCCAGAACACATACTCTTTGCCTTTGCGGCGCACGTAGTTCACGTGCACCCAGGCGATGTCGTAGTCCGATATCGGGTTATCGGTATCCTTGGGGTCCTGGCGCTCGTTCTCGCGCGTGATGCGCGTAGAATCGTAGCGGTGCTTGGTTGACGAGCGGATCACCTCGTCGCTCAAGCGCTTCCATTTCGGACGCCCGGTCTTATCGTCGATCGTGTTCATCATCGCCCGGAGGTCGACGATGTAGTAGGGCACCAGATGAATCACGAACGGGCTGGAGTTGATCGGATCATCCCAGTCAGAGCCCCGATCGATGCGCAGATTCTCAATCGGAATCAGCTTGATCACCGGCTTGTCCGACAGCACTTCGACTTCCTCGATGGTGTGCATTTCCGGCTCGCCATTTGCGTCGAGCGCCGCTTGCCCCATCTCATCGACAATCGGCTGTTGCCGGCTGGTCTTGCGCTGGCTATATTCCCAATATTGCGTAGAGGCGCAAACGCCGATGGTCTGCGCGTCTTGAATCGCGCCCATCAGCAGTTGGAACCAGCGGATACTTTTCGTGAGCCGATACTGAATCAGCTCCTTCATCACTGCGGCCGATGCCACCTGCTTCGAATTGTTCGGGTCCACCGCATCGGTGCCGATCACGTCGTTGTTGCTGAAAAACGCGATGGCCGCCGCCGCTTCGTTCTTGCGGATCACGCTGCGTGTCTTTGGGCGATACAGGCGCGAGCGATGGCGATAGGTGTCGGTGTTGTACTTAGAATCGCGTCCGTGCCGGCCCTGGAAGCTCAGCAGCGCGTTTTCCCAGTTCTTGCGGTAATTGGCGTCGACGTACGTCGTCGAGTTGTAGAAGGCGTCCTTCGCTATTTGCAGCCAACCCCCGTCTTCATCGCCCGCAACTACCTTCTTTGGCCTCGCCAATTAACTTCTCCAGGGACGATGGAAGCGCTTCTCAGTACCCTCAAGGTCGGGCATCTGCCCGGTCCATTTACCGCGTGGCAGTCCTGCCCGCTCCAGCAGTTCGCCGGCATAGAACAGCAACTCGCGTTTAAACTCGGAAGACGACGCGATTTTATGCGTCGGGTAGGCCATGCCGTACGGCCCGTAGATCGATGAAAGCGTCAGCTCTTTGATCACGAGCAGGCCGTCGCGCTCGACCACGGACCAGTTGTATGAAGGGTAGGCTATGCACAGCAGTTCGAACGCCTGCTCTGCCAGCGGCATGCCGTCTTCGTCGCTGGCCTGTCCGAGTACGATGTGTGTGTCCGTAACCTTCAGCATTGCCTAATCCTCTTCTGGTAATTCGTCAGGTTCGGTGCACTCTTGCAGCAGCCGCTCGCGATTGGCCTGCCCCATCCAGCGGTAGTTCTCTTGGCTGACGACCTGCTTGATGATGGGCGGCAAATCTTCGTACTCGTAGTCGACTGCAGTCTTAGGTTTGCGAATCATCTCGGAAACGCGAACAAGTTGAACGAAACGGTATTTCCGAAGAGATTATTTTTGTTGCCGGCGTAGTTGTCCGGATTAAACATCATCGGTTCGTGCCGGCTCCAGTTGTACCCCATCTTGTCTAACTCACTCATCAGCGTAGCCACCGAGTGATCGCTATACTCCAAGTAGAGTAACGGCTTGTGCTTGGCGATCGTTCTCGCCGCACCGCGCAGCACGATAAGCTCCGCGCCCTCAACGTCTAAGTGAATGAAATTTGGCTCGATCGATAAGTCATCAATGGCGACCATAGGCACGGCGACTTCGCCATCGCAAATATGCGCTCCCCCCAAATTCTGGGGAGTTGTGTAGTCGAGTCGCGGCAGCGCACTCTCACCAGAGCGCGCGCCCAGTGCGGCGCACAGCGCTTTCCAATTATCTGGACAGTTCGCCGTCAGGTTCTCGCGCAGCAGCTCGTACAGCGGGACTTGCGGTTCGAACGTATAGAACTTGCCCTTCGGCCCGACCAGTTGCGACAGATACACCGCGTGCGAGCCGATGTTGCCGCCGGCATTGATCACCGTGTCGCCGGGCTTGATAAAGTAACGGAACAGCTCACACTCGCGCTCGGAGTACTCGGCGTACCAGCCCAGACTCTGCGCGATCCAAATATCAGTCAGTAGGTATTTCATGCGTCCGTAGCGGCACGCTTTTTCGCGCACGAGCGCGGCTATCTGCTCCTCCACCTTTCCTCCATTCACTCCGGGAACGTAGTGCTCCATGTGTAGCCGCAACGTATGCAGCGCACGACTGTTTTCCTATTTTGTGGGCTGATACGCAGCCAGCGGTGCTGACTCGCGCGACACCTAGTCAACGGTTGCGGCAGGCTCAAGGTCGTGCTCTTCCATGATCAGCGGCGGCTGTACGTCCATGTCATAGAGGCGGCTGGTCGCGTCGATCAAGTCTTTCAGTCCGCCGAACGGGAAGTAGTGCACCTGCTCTAAGAAGTCTTTCTTCACGTCGTACAGATTTCCCGACGCATCTTTCTGCTGAATCGGACGGGCGATGCGATACGGCGAGCCCTCTTGCTGCACGCGCTTCTGTGAGCTGGTCAGGCGCCGGTCGTCGGTGTCGTACGGGATGAAGAAGCGCCCGTTACGAAAGTCAGGTATCAGGCGCTGCACGCGATCGACCTTGCTGCCCGGACCCTCGCGCGGCCACGCCAGCTCCTCGATCGGGAACACGATGCCCTCGATATCCATGCGCTCATGGAAGTAATCGAGGTCTGATTGCGCGCCGATCGACTCGTAGCCCACCTGCACGGTCTGCACGCCGGGCTGATTGAGCCAACGCCGATACAGGCTGCGCATGCCCTCCCAGCGCTCTTTCAGGTCCATGCGATGGTTGAGCCCGTCGAGCAGATATTTATTGCGCGCGTAGTCCACGCCGATCACCGACATCGCTGTCTTGGCGGAATCCTTCTTCACGCTGCGCGCCGGATCGACCATGATGTAGACGTTGACCGTCTCGGGGCGCACCTCAAAGATTTGCAGCCACTCGGTACGGAACAGCGCTTGCTGCCCGGCGATCGGGTTCTGCAGCATCTGGCAGGCGATTACCGCCGGACCTTGATCGCGCTTCTTCGCTTCCCAGACATCGGGCTCAAAGAACACCGGATCGCCCTCGGCGGTGCCGTCAGCCGTAGCCGGGTAGATGCGCGGGATCACGCTCTTGCGATCGAGAATCGCCTGATACGTGTCTGCAAATGAATAGCGCGTGCCGATGTGCCACTTGCGCCCGCCGGCCATTCCGAGGTTATCGGACAGCTCCCACGCAGCGGTCGTCTTGGCGATCTGGTCTGGCGTGTTGACGCTCTCGTGCGTCATCACGTCGTCGTAGATCATCAGCTTGAAGTGCGCACCGGTCGGCTGGCCGTCGACCAGTCCCCAGGCTTCCAGCGTCGCCTCGCGAATGTTGCCTTTGCGGTTGACGCAGATGCCCTTCTCTTCTGACCAGCGCGTCGATTCCTTCTCCGGCTTCTTGAACAGAATGTCCGGGAAGATGCGCTTCAGTACTTCGTTGCTCTCGAATTCTTGCTTGATCTGGCCCCAGAACTTGCGCGCTATCGGGCGCGTATGACTAAAGATAGCAATCGTAATCTCTGGGTCTTTGAGTATTTCCTGGATCGACCCAGCAAACGTGATGATCGTCGATTTGTAATGCTCTCTGGCCCATAGGTCCAGATGCCCGTCCGGATTCCGCTCCACCTCGCGGCAACGAGCCAATAGCCATGGGTGCAGCGCATCCTGCCGCGAACAAGCCCGTACCAGGAGGTAGTAACGATCATTGAGGCACAACCAGCGGATCGCCGCGATGTTGGTGAAGCCTTCGTCGATCTTGTTCCATTCGCGGATGAGTCTGTCGAGCGGCAAGTCCCACAGTTTCACTTCTCTTCAACCACTTCCGCGTCGAACGTCATGCCGCGAATCTTCTGCCCCAGCTCTTCGGCCTTGACCACGAGGTGCTGAATCTCGATCGGTCCGCCATCGGCGCCCGTGATCTCTTTCGTCGACACGTCTTTCCAGTCATCTGGCTGGCGGTTCTTGAGCCAGAAGATCGCCGATGCCGCGTCTGGCGGATAGTGCTCGGTGTACTTGACCTTGGTGACCATGCCGTTCTGGCAGAAAATCTTCTCGGCTTCGTGCTCGTAGCCGCGCGCACGATGGAACAATGCGCTGACGATCTGCTCGTCACGGGCCGCGCGCCCGCCCTCGATCGCCGCCCGGAACTCTGGGAACTTCTTCATCCACGTGGAAATCATGACCAGCGTCGTCTTGAGCGCGATCGCCACGTCCTGCATGGTCCCGCCTACGCGCGTGATGTGATACGCCTTCTCGCAGCCAGCGAGGTTGAGCTTTGTATCGTTAAGGCGTCCCGGAGCACTGCGCGCCGGCAGCTTGAGCTTGTGGCGCGGGGCGCTGCGGATCGGCGGGTTAGCTGGCGGACTAGCCGTGCGTCGGGGCATAGATTCCTGCAAATCCACCGGAGTCGTCGAACGTGCGCGCGGAGAACTCATAAGCGATCTCGGGCTTGCCCCACTGATCGCCCCAGGCTTTCAGCACTTCGTCGCGCCAGTTGTAAAGCGTAAACGTCACTTGGCACAGCGCCGGATTGGTAGCTGCCATGTGGTTGAATCTCCGATCGAATAGGGTGGCTCGCCGCCTGGGGTCAACCGGCGACGAGCCTTTTCACCCGCCGTGAAGGGGCGACGGGTAAAAATAAACCCCGCGCAGTTGCCTGGGCGGGGCGGGAAGGAAGCGACGTAGAGGATAACTACGCCAATTATGCGCGCGAGTCTGGTTTAAACTTTCAGGGTTGTCAAGGGTTTCGATGACAGAAGCTGGTGTAAAAGCGACACAAGCGCCGCTTACGTTAGTTTACCTGCGCGCGCCACCGGAAAAGAATCGGCCCCTCGACAGTCAAAACTTTTCCGCCTGGACAAAAGTAACGGAATTCCAGGATGAAATGTCCTGATTCGGGATAGAAACTGGGTGTAAACTATCGGCGGGCCGCTCTCGGTCTTTTCAACCTAAGGGTTAGATGATCCACGTGGAGCCATCCCATGGATGAGCCGATCTTCCACAGCCTCGACGCCGCCCTGGCGTTCGCCTACCGGATCGAATGGAGCAGCGTCCATCCCACCTCGCAGATGGGCAAACTGCACTTGGTTCGCTGGAAGCCGGACTACACCGTAGCCGAACTGCACGCGCAAGCGCAGATGATCCAGTCGCACGTCAACACCCGGCTGGACAAGCCCGAGCGCGCTTTTATCGAGTGTAAGTACCGGTTCGGGCCGCGCCGGTTTCAGAGCCTAGACGCGGTGGTGACGTACGTATCTGCCCTGACGGGCGGGAATGCCTCTCGGCGCATGGTGCGCGAGCTGTGCCACCGCTTCTACACGGGGCAATTGACCTACGCGGCGATCGCCAAGATCGTCTGCTGCGACGTTAAGACCTTGGATAAATACAACAAACGGGTAATCGCGGCACTTTCGTCTCTGTGCGCGCGGGCGGAGGACCCGCTACTCACCGATTTTCGGGCCGGCGGGCTGATCCCGTAGCCGCCTCGCGCACAGCGTCAAACTGCTTAGCAATTGTATTACGCGCAGATTCGGTAATAACGGCCCAGGCGTCGTAGGCTTCCTCCCTGGTCCTCACCGACCCAATGAGGCAGGCGATGAGGATACCAAATGCGACTTGCACCCCATCGGTCGCCACACATCCGGCCGCATCCAACTGATCGCCAAACCCCTCGGCTATCGCCTTACATTCCTGTGCTGTTTTCATTTTTCTTCCTCCAGTGGCGCCAGCTCTCCGGCTGCGATGCGTTTCCAATCGCGATACCACATGATCACGATCGCCTCCTCTCGATCGCTGCGCGCGATCACGGCGGGGATATCGTCAGGGCGACAGCACGCCGTGCACTGGTGCAGCCACTTGTAGACCACGATCCTGGCATAGCGTTTCATCTCAAGACGCCACGGCTTGGCCGTGATGTCATCGCCGGAGTCGCGCGCCTGCCCGAGATTGCGGCGCACCGCGCGGCCCCAGCTCAGGGTCAGATCGTTCGCGGTTTCCCGCTCAAACGAGTGCCCCTTCGTCCTCTGTGACTTTGACAGTCAGCATCCCCTTTACGTCCGCGTATGCGATCCAGCCGCGTACGTGTCTCCATTTCACATACTTCCCGCCGTTCTCATCGATGCACAACGCCCACGCATCTAGACGATCGGCGATCTCGTTAAAAGTCAGCGCTTCCGCGTCGTTCCAGGTAATGATTTGGCCGCGCACGTCCTCCGCAAAAAGCCCCAGCACGCGCCGCAGCTCATGGTCGAGGTCCTGAGGGTCGCGAAGTCTATGCCGGTTCTGATACCAGACCTTACCGAGCGCGCATCCAGAGGGCTCAAAAATGTTCCAATACTGGCTCCTAATCTGCCTGATCCCACTCGGCCGGCGAATCTCGCTCGCCAACCAACGCAGCACGTCACTGCAGAAAGTTGGGCGAGGGCCTTCGAATTTGCGTACCTCCAACATATCCATGTTTAAACCCCCTTCAAGACTTCGATTGATTGCGAAGAATCTCTTCCTGTTCGGCCGCGATACTCTCTAACATTCTCTTCGCATCGGCACGGATTTCTTCGCGCATATCGCTCACGAGCAATTCTAGTTGCGTGCGCTGTTCGTGCGCGACTTTTCGCCAGCGCTCGGCGCGGTAGCGCACGCGGCAGCCGCTCGACCAAATAAAGAACGCAGTGAACCAAGCGATCGCTTGCGGCCAATCGCCATGACCGGCTGCGGCAGCCATCATCATCAGCAAAATCGCGCCACTGATCACCAGCCCGAAGCGATCGCGATACCAGCGCCACACCAGCAAGACGTTAGTCATCGTAACCCCCGACCGGGTAGAGCACAGCGCACAGCTCGCACTCAGGATCATCGTGCTCCGGATGCCTGCGTTGAACCGCATCGCGTAACGCGTTTAGCTCTCGCTCCAACTGCACCATACGCGTTGACATAAGAAGCTGCCTTCCAACCCAGGTGCGCAATTTCAGAGCGGCGCGCGCTGCACTCTCGGTGCGCGGGGTGTCTGGGAACTTGCCGAACTCTAATTTTTGAACGTGGCCCACGTTGACCCCCTTCATGTAAGGACAACGTTTTCACTATCCGCTCTTTACACCGCGCGCGCAACGGGGCGCTTAAGAAAAATCTACCTTACTAATCGGGATGCCCGCAGCCTTGGCGCGACGCATCATGTCCATTAAACCAGTTCCGTGCTTGAACGCGAGTAACAAGTCAGGTTTCATCGCGATCATTGTTGCATTGCGTTTCGGTGCAACCTTGCGCGCGCCACCGTATGTTCTGTAGTTCCAAGTGCACTCCGCCGTGATGATCGGTATCCTTTTGCGTCGGCACCACTCCGCCGCCAAGCGATCGCCCTTACTACCCCACGGCGCATGTAACAGCTCTGTGATGCCGTAAGTCTCGTGGCACGCCACGATGCCCAGGTAAATCCGGTCGTTGGGTGTGTAATCGCCGCCGTCGACGAGCACCCTCATGACTCTTCCTTTTCTTCGGGCTCGGCGGCGTCAGTTGCGGGTTCGGGTTGCCGCTCGGTTGCAAATGGCCACGCCGGATGCCGCCCACACTGGTTTAAATGCCGCGATAGTTGTGACTTGCTCTCGATAATCATGCCGCATTTCGGGCACGGTACGTCGGTCAATTGGGCACTCCTCTGCGTCTTTGCGCCTGCCATTCCCGCCACAGGCGCTCGAATGTCGCGTCGTCTAAGTCCGGGCGCACACGGCGGGCGACTTTGCGCCACTGCTCTTTGGTGAACCACAGCGTGCGGTTGCGCGCGTGTATGGTCTGTCCCATCAGTGTATCCCCGTGACGCTGATCTTCACCGCGTCTGGGTGCCGCTTCATCAGCAGCAGTAAGTCCTGCAGGTACGAGGACTCATCGGCCAGCATGTCGTCCTCCTTGCGACCGTACATTTTCATCGTCGCGTACATCATCGCGGCGTGCACCATGCCGGCCACAGCGAGACGTTGGTTTAAATCGTCCGGATAATGCAACTCTAAGATCGTTACGATTTCTGTGCAGATTCGCTGAAACAATTCCTCATCCATCACAGCGATTCTCCTTTGTCCTCGCGCTTGATCCGCGAGCTGACGTAGGCGTCCTCATCCGGATGCGCGCGCATGTACATATCGACATAGCTCTTCGCCGACGATTCTACTTGGAACGGCGCGCTCACCGGACTCCATGCTCCGCGCGTACCTTTCTTGCGCGCCACGACGATCCAGCCGACGAACTTAGGCATCGTCATTCACCAGCTCGCGCCACTTCACGCGCGCGGCAGTGCGTGCTTCCAGCAGGCCCGGATGGCGAAAGCGCTCCAGGTGCTCTACGTAATCGAACGCCGCGATCGCGATGTCGCACAGCCACTGCACCTCCATCGGCGGGCAGTGGCCGCCTGGGCGCGATACTTTCGCGCGGATGCGATCGACGTGGTCAGGCGTGGTCACGAATCTTCCATCTCCAGACACTTCACAAATCCTTCTCTCGGGTCGCGCGGACGGCCCTCATGTTCGGCCATCCACTTGTCTTGCGTGTTCCAACCGCTCAGCAACAACACGCTCCAGTTCTCTTTCTCTTCATCGGTCTCACCATCGTCTCGCACGTGGATTGCATCCTTCGGCTCATCGCCCACCATCTGTTCGCGCGGCCACCACAGCACCCTTCCGGCGAAACCTGAGGCGCGATACCACTCGCCCATCGCCATGCGCTCACACTGAATCTGACGCGCGGAGTGCTTCTGCCCCGGCTGTGAACCTGCCTGAACATCCTGCGCACACAACATCAAGACGGCGACTGCTATCAAAGGACGCAACATCGGTATTCCTTTCAACTTG